CATGGATATCATGAAGGGCGTGGTCAAGCCTGTATCAGAGTTCGATAAGTTGTGCGCCGACGCATGGGACAACAACAAGTCGAATACCTGGGAGCAGCACGCAAACAGGCGGGTTATGACGGCGTTGTTTGAGGCGATCGTTGAACTTGATCGCAAGATTACTTCAGGGCACGGACGCTGAGAATGTAAAGGAACATCGCGTTCACTACACCTAAGATCAGCGCAGGAGCCGAACGGATAAACAGTGCAAGCCCCTTCTTGGGCGAAGACGCCATCACAAGCAGCTCCACGCCCACCACGAGTGCAGCGGAGATCGCCACAAGCCAGAAGATGACATAATACCACGTCTCAACCCAGTCATTCGGCACCTTTTTAGTGAATTCGGATTCGGTAGCCATTTACTACTTGGCGTGACGTTTTTTGCGTTTGCCGCCTTCTGTGGGTGGCACCTCGGCGGGCTCAGCCTCCACAGGGGAACTGTTGACCATCGAGTAGGTCTGATACAGCGCAAGACCTACGAGTCCCATGAATGCTCCGAAAAAGGCTGTTACTGCGAGATCGCTTTGACTTGCCATTACGTAGTACGGCGACGAGTTTTACGGCGCAAGTCCCCGTCATGCTTCGGGTTTCCATCAAGAAACGAGTAGACCCGAGCCATTGCCCACTGCTCCTTGCTCAGTTTCTTGCTGTACGGAGCCTTTACGCCCTTCCTGAACGTGCCCTTCATCCGAACGGATGTGGGGTTGGTTTTGTAGGCACCAATGCCACGATCATACACCTGCTGGAGAATAGGTTGAGAAACCTTGGATATCTTCGCCAACTCTCCAACGGAATACCCCTTCTCGACAAGGTGGTGTTTACGAAGAAACCGCAGACGGTGGGTAGTCATTACTTACCACTAAGATTTATCGACGTCGGGTGTAGCACTTCTTATACGGACGGCGGCATGGTGTCTTCCTGCAATACTTCTTGGACATGAGACGGCGACCTCCCGAATGTTTCGTCAACCACTCCTTTTTGAGCTTCTCTACACGCTTATCAACTTCATCTTGCGGTATCGGTTCATTCATCTCCTTCAGAAGCTCATCAACAGCCAGTGCTGGAAAGTTAGGCGGCGCGGGCAGCACCTTCTTCGATTTCCCTTTGAGAAACCTCAGCATTTACTTATTACGGCGACGAGTTCTATGGCCGGTCCCCCTGCGAGTCTTCTTCGTGCCATGCAGCTTGTATCCCTTCCAAGAGGGGTTCTTCATACGACGACGGGTGCCGCCTCTTCCTGGCATAGGTCCCCCGAACCGCCAACCGTAAATATCAAGACTAGGTCTTTGTATGCCGCGGTCTATAGCTGTGGCTCGGTTAGCCGCCGCCACCACCGGCCTCAGCTCCTCGGCGCGCGCAGCATTACGTCGCTGCGCATTTATCTCAAGCACGCGGCGGTTGGCATACTCTACATCTTCCCTCCTCGGGCGTGATTCGGAAGATTCGACTGAGGGGTTTAGAAGTTCTTTTATGACAGCCAACGTCTTCAACGGCAACTTACTCCTTTCTTTAATGGTGCGCAGCGTAGCATCAAGATCACTATTGGTTTGGGCTCGATCAACATGTTGATTAATTTGGTTATAATTGAGATCCTTCGCCGTTCGTCTTTCAGTATCTAACTTAGCAATAAAAGAACCTAAATTTGTCTGCTCAACATTCAAAAACTTCCGGCAATTTTCAGTTATCGTATACTTTCCTTGCAAATTGCATGTGAAGCTAACTGTGTATGCTCTTGCATTCTCTTTCATGCGGCATCTATTGGTCTGTTCAAATACAAATGTGTCAAATTCCGCCCTGTTATCAATATCCAGTTCCTCCGGCATTATTTACAGATCAGGTTATTTACACCAACGCTCCGAATGTCCGTTAATGCCTACAGCCGAAGAGCTTCGGGCATTATCGGATGATGTGAATCGTCTCAGCGAGTTCGTGAGGATTTCGGAAATGGACGCGCGGAGTGTGGGCGACACATACTTCTTCGTCGAAGCCCCCAAGGGGATTCCGGCTGCGTCGATCGAAAAAGCCTTGAAGGAGACGTTTCCCGGATGTTCAGTCACGCGCAGGACGTTCACGCTGTTCTACCGCGTGTCGTGGGCTTAGACCGAGCGAATAAACTCCCATTTCAGGTAGTCACAGATCTTCGCCCAAATGTGATCGTGGGCAATCAGACGGTCACGTGACTTCAGCAGCGGAAAGTAGACCTTATACTCATCCAAGTCCAGCAGCTCGAAGAACTTGTAGAGAATGTAGGAATACGACAGAAAGTTCGTGCGGTCGTTCGGGCAGTAGAGTAGGAACGGAGCCTGAATCTCCTGGAACATCGTGCGGATTTTTTCCTCGATCTCCGGAGTGATTGTCGGTGGGGGATTACCGTTCAACCGACTCAAAATGTGAGCGGCATGCTCGTAATACTTCGACCTCCCAAGCTTCTTCAGAATCTCACGAATCTCCTTCTCCGTCAGATCAGCAATGTTGTTGATGCGACGCTTACGGATCTCCAGCACCACCTCGTTCATCACCTCCTCGGGAATCATCGTAGACTCCTTCGCCTGAAACTGGTTCAGGATCTCATTGAGATGGTTGATCTTCTTGTAGGCGTAATTGTTCCGCTCCTTCGGCGGGTCACGGAACGAAGGGAAGTCGGAGACAACCAATGAATACTCCTCAGACCCGCACTTGGGACAGGCTAGAATTCCTTCGGAACTGATTTCCTCACGAGCCACATTACACGCAGTGCAATGCTCGGTCATGTGCTGAATCGCCTCAGGGTTATTACTTAGCTTCATGCGAGCCACATACTCATCAAAGATCTGCTTCTTAGATGACTCCGCAGGTGCAGCGGATGTAAAGAACTTCATAAACGTGGTCATATCCTGCGGAGACTGTAACGCCGGCGCGGTGGCATCCGGACGTTTGTAATAATCCATCAGGATGTCCATGTTCTTCATGTAGTAGTCCTCCATAGGGTTTGCCCGACCTAACTCCTGCTCGATCTCCCGAACACGTGTTTCCCATGCGCTACATGTGACAACGTCTGGAATTTCATTCGAGGACCGCAGACCGTCAATCCGCTCTCGGAGCGATGCGAGTTCGGTTTCCAATTCGCCCTTGCGGGTCTTGGATTCGCGCAGCCCATTCACGATGTCTTGGTGGACAGAATCAAGAGTTCCCATCGAGGTTGTTTCCGTTTCCCGTGTTTTCCTTACTTTGAATATGTCCATATAGTTCGTCTTCAACCTGTTTCATGAAAGCAGAATTCTGACATACAATCGGTCGCTGACGACGAACCGAATTCAGAAGAGTCTTGAAATCAATCCCCGAGTTCTTGCAGACGAACGCCATCACGAGGAAAGCAGAACGGTTAATGCCGGCTTTACAGTGAACATACACAGTGCCATTCGACGATCGCAGAAAGAGTTTCATCCAGTTCTCAAACTCTGGATACCAATCCAAGATCCGAACAGCAATGGAGTCGATCGCATGGATCTCAACATACTGACTCGGGTGTCTCATCCTCCACCACTCTGGACAATCATCTGCAAATGCGCAATTGACCACGTGGGTAATTCTATATTTTGCTGCGAAAAGTGGAGTCAATTGATTACCGGCTCCCAGTAGGATCCGCGGATAGACCCAAGCCGGTGGACAGTGCATTGTATTCATGCACACTAACCGAGAAAGCTTGAAAAAACGATGTTCACAAAATGAGCGAGGACTACCGATGCAAGTCCCACAACTCCAGCACCCTGATAGCTGACAACACCATTCCCGGTGTAAGCCGACGGGATATATTGAAGGAGGAGGTTGCGGGGGGTTGCGAGCGACAGAATAAACGTCGCAACGAAGAATGAAACATAAAGCTGAAGGTTGCGGAACATGAATGCCATGGCAGGAAGAGTCGGCTTAAACGACGGAACAACCGTGTTGCTCGGGGGCGGGCTACCCGAGTCGGGATACACCGGCGGTGCAGACTGCGGACCCTGCGGACTCGGGAGAAGAGCATCCAGAGAAGTTGCGCCTTCCATTGTTTATGTGGAAGACGGGATTTGACAATCTGCATCTTCCACGCGGTAGCGGTAGCACTTTCCGTCCACTTTGACGATCTTGGTTGTCGCTTCACCAATGGGTATAGCCAGGGTCTTCATGACTCCGTAGTCGCGATGAAACAAAACAACAGCCATACCAAGACCGATGATGAAGGAGAAAAACGGAGCCCCGCGATGGAGGACATGTGTGATCGGTAGTTTCATTACTTCTGAGCGGCGAGGAGATTCAAAGAATCGGGTTCGGCTGTGCAGGGCACCTCGGTTGCCTCGAATCGAACACATCCCGTATCTGTGTAGAAGACCTCGGGGCTTCCCGGTTTGGGAACACCCGACACCTTACGCGTAGGAGGCACGAACACTGTGCCGATCACAAGTCCAGTTAGTATACCAATTACCAGCCAATGTAGTTGGATCATGCTTGTGTTGTAGCAGGAATTGAATCAATCTGCTGAACAGCTGTGAACCAGATAAGTGTTTGAAAGAGGAATCCGGCTACAGGTGCAAGTGCAGATAATACGGCAAAGAGGAACTTTGTCATCCAGCTATAGGATGGTCGATCTTTCCCGAAAAATACACCAACCGACTGAGATGGGAAGTTCATACCCAAAAAGACACAGTAGAGTCCATACATCACCCACTGACCCAGAACTCCATATTTTTCAGGTGTATACGGAGGGGAAGCAGCTGGACCCGACGGAGAAAATGACTCCTGTAAAAACTGAAACTGCTTGTAGGTCCACACAACGACAAGCGTCCAACCAAGGACAATCACAAATACAAACTGCCCCTTGGCTGCTGTAATTCCCATCTCCCAAAGAACCTCGCCTGGTTTCTGAGAAAACTTACCAAATGTCGTGCGATCACCGATTCGCACTACATCAGCTAACGAGAACTCCTGGTGATGGTATGCGTTCTTTTCATCTGCATAGTCAACGGCTAGTATGGGCGGTGAAAATTTAAGTGCGTCTGAATTTTTATCCACTGTGATGCGATTGTCATTACGCAGATCTCCATCGATTTTAGACACAGCAATATCGACAGCTCCGTAGTTCTTACTTTGATTTTCGGTGAGCATTTCCAAGACATCAATTGGTCCCTGTCCTGGAACCGTATATGTAGCCCTTATCAACGTAACCTTTCCCATTGTTAAGAAGCAAACACGAGATTTGCGAGTCCGCTCACGATACGCAGATAGTTGATCGATTCAACGTAGACACCTACTGTATATGTGTATACGAAGAGGGTCGTTCCGTTCTGTGTTACAACTGTAAGCAGTTGGTCGGGAGTATACAGGCTCTGATTGCCCGCAGTGATCACGAGGGGATTCTGACTGAGCGCAGTGGATTTCAAAATACATAGGGTTGTAGTGGGAGCCGCACCTCCCTGAGCAGCCGAGGCTGAGGTCGGGGTCGGTTGTTGGAGAGACACGTTCAGAAAAACCTTGTTAAACATCGACCCGTTCACGGCTCCGCTTGGTTGATACTGATCGTTGTTCAGGGCAAACGAATACATATAAACACCAGGAAGCGTCGAGGGCTGTCCACCGGTTGTATGTTTGTATTGCTGGATCAGGGAGAAATACCCCGCAGGTTTTGCTTGGAACCGCTGATTTCCATCGAACACAAGGTTTCCGCTAACAACTGCATCACGGGGAAACACGCCGGTGATCTGGTTTTGACCGGATGCATACAGAATATCACCTACTGCAGTGGTAATCGCAGAGAACGGGGCACGTCCGGGACTCGGCCAGTTCGTGTAGTTATCAAAATCATTTGTCAAAATATTATCCGATCGCTGTGCAGCAAACACAACGCGGGTGACCATGTTGAACATTGGGATTTGCACATTGGTGTTCGCTCCATATTGCCCCTCACTTGATACATGGCGCACCTGCTTAAGAAGAAACGTCTGATCCGCAGTGGCTAGCTGATTCATCTCCATTTCAGTCAGGTAGATGAAGTTTCCCTCAAGGTATGGATCTGAGAAGAACGTATTCAGCGTCGCAACAGTCGGTTTTCCAGTCGCATCAGGTGGACTGAGAAACAGATTGATCGGATACGATCCAGTCGGCTGAATACGCTGTCCATACGTCGGATTCACACCAGACTTCGCAGTCGCGCTTGTGGTAAATGTTCCAACAACGGTCGACTGTATGGAGAAAGAGTTGGAGCTCACTGCAGGAATTCCAATAACGATAAAACTACCGTTCAAATTGGCGCTCGAACCCGAGAACCCAGACAGTGTAACCGTATTACCAGTCGAAAAGGTATGCGCAGCCAAGGTCGTGAACGTAACAACAGTTCCTGTGCCAACTGCTTGGACGATGTATGCAGTGCTCAGTCCAGGGTTCACGTCGATAACAGTATACAGGTTATTCAGGGGGCGGAGTGTCACGTTGATATAGGTCTCTGAGTTCTGTAGAGACACAAGAGGCAATGCAAGTCCAGGGTTCTCGGCGAACCAGAAATGAAGAGGGATTACAAGCTGGCGCGAACGAATCGAGGGTTCGGGAGTCTTTGTGAACGGCATTGTGGCTGGAAGACTTGCAGGCGAAACTGCGTGGGGATACTGACCTACTCGGTCATATGCGTTCGCAGGATCGTATATCTCCGGAACATTTCCAACCATCTGATCGACAACGGCGCGCTTCGTGGCATCGTGCGTCATGTAGGAATAGAACTTCAACCACTCGCCCGTAAGACTCTGAATGGTAACTCCATTCGCAACAAGGTCAACGTGATCGATCATGTTGTATCCAATGTTCTGAATCCATTGAAACTCATAGCCGAGTGCGCTGCAGCGTGGGTCGTATCCAGTTGGCGGAGGAGTTCCAGATATTGATGAGAGAGGTGACCAGATATTGGGGAGGGTGATGACCAAGTAGGTGTCATGAAGAAGCTGAGCATATCGGTCGATGCGACAACTCAGGGTTCTGGTTTGTGCAAAGTTAAAGTCTAAGTTCGACGAGGTAAAGTCCATACGAATTGACTCCATAGCAAAATTCGTATGACGCCGATACACAGCCCGGAAATGGGTCATCGATGGATTCCCATTGATCAACTGGTTCTGTGCCCCCACCTGGGTCAATTGCATTAAGCCGCCCGGCATTTGTATTAACGCACACTGATTGTTTAGATTAAAGAACCAGCCAGAGGAGTTGGGTTAGTAGGACAATTCACACAGTCACTCACTGTGGGGCGCGTTGTAGTCGTCACCCTGGCGCCCGCCGCAGTGTAAACACCGCCCGGAATGGACCCAACAGCCAAGCTTAGTGTCTGGGGATAGGGCACCTTGTTATACTGTGTAGCCTTGTTCGCTAATATGGAAAGAACGGTGAAATTATACTTACGCTGCGGAGCGGGCGGTGTAGTTGCAAATGTAGCCGCCACGATCCGGCGCTTCTGGGCTGTCAACCAGTCTTGGGCAGAGTTGACCTGCATTACTTAACAGGTGGCAGATTGTTTTTATGCGTTATACAGAGTCAATGGACTAGATTCATAGTATCCCGACACGTATACGTTACCCGAGGAATCGACTGCGACACTGCGTCCATAGTCACCCCCTGTTCCACTCTGTTGTGCAGCCCACTGCACAGCGCCGCTAGAGTTATACTTAGCCACGAAGCTATCGCTGCCACCCGAGTTAGAAAGAGTTGTAGCGAAGGATGATCCGCCAGAGTTATACAGAGTCAATGGACTAGAAGTATAGTTCCCCGCCACGTATACGTTACCTGAGGAATCGACTGCGACACTGCGTCCATAGTCACCCCCTGCTCCACCCTGTCGTGCAGCCCACTGCACAAAACCGCTAGAGTTATACTTAGCCACGAAGCCATCGTTGGCACCCGAGTTAGAAAGAGTTGTAGCGAAGGATGTTCCGTCGTAGTTATACAGAGTCAATGGACTAGAAGCATAGTTCCCCGCCACGTATACGTTACCTGAGGAATCGACTGCGACACTGTTTGCATTGTCATCCACTGATCCACCCTGTCGTGCAGCCCACTGCACAGCGCCGCTAGAGTTATACTTAGC